GTTCCTTATGACCTTGTGGCAGAATCAGGCTATCACGCTGGAGCAGTTGCTGCAAGTAGGAGATTTCCCATTTGGAGAGGAGTTGCTGCAATCGGTTGCTTCCAACCAGCAAGCCATTCAGAATGGTGAGACTCCACAAGGATTCTCTCCTCAGCTTCAAGCCCAAGTGGCTCAGGCATCACAGAGCAATCCGAAGGCTCAGGCGATGTTGCAGCAGATGATGAGCGGTCAGGGAGTTAGTCCTGACGGACAGAATCCACCATTGGCGGCTTAGTTTATAGTTTATAGTTAATAGTTTATAGTTATGATTGCAGACAAACCAAACGACAAGAAATGGTATGGCAATGGGAAACCTGATGCCAGCCAAAGTGGCAATGCCAGCAAGGGTATTGCTACGGAGACCCAAGGGAGGGAAGACAAGCCCGAACTTTACGAGAATGACGTTATCGGAAAGGTGGCGAAACGGAAGAAAAACGACATCTGGACGAGGGGTAGAGAGAAGAGAACCAGATTTAAGGACGAATAAAGAAAGGAGGTGTTTTTATCGTAACTGTATTTGTCTGATATTCAGATAGCTACAGAAATATCTGCGAGTTTATGGTGCTGCGTTTAAGATATTGGTATCTTTGCAACATCATAAACTTTTAATTTTTATATTATGGATTTTGTAGATTTCGTAGAAAAGTATCAGCAGGAGTTGACTCCTGAACAGATGTTGGCAGTAGCTAAGGCAGTCGGCAAGTATCTCTCATGCAAGTTGAGCGATGTGGAGGAGCATCATCTTTGTGCGATGGTGTATGGAGTGTTGAGTGAAGAACATTTCGACAAGCACTTTGCCGATGATGCTATCAACAAGATGTGGTATGAGGATGCTGACGGAACTAAGCACATGGCTCCCTTCTTCTCGGATGATGAGATAAGAGAAGCCTTTGACAAGCATCAGGATGATATTTCTGATTACACCATTTATGACTTGGCGGTAACTATGAATCTGTTGAGGAGTGACCATCATCTGCTGCTGGAGAGATTCAGTAAGGATGCAGATGAAATGAAGGAAATGGTGGTTCTGATGGCTATAGAGTATCTGCAAGACCCTGATTGCTTGCATCCGACAAGCAAAATATGGCATACTATTAACGGATAAAGTGACTATTTGGGAATCATTTCTTATCTTTGCATATTATTAATAATATATAAAGATAAGATATGACTCCAAACGTACGTGAAGGATTGCAATATGGCACAGCTATTGGAATGGTGGTGAGCGGCATCGTCCTTGCCTTCCTATCATTCTTCTTGAACAACTATGTGATTTCGGATGGTGTGCTCTGGTACATCAGCCAAGCACTTGTTTACTCTGGAGCAATATTCGGAGTAAACGTTTATTTTAAGACCAAGTTGGGTAATTTCGAGAGTAAGGTGAAGGACGAACTCGCAAGTATGTTGAAACAAGTAAAGGAAAGTAAATAATATGAAGGTAACAAGAGAACAGATTTTGGATATTATGCCGAATGCGAAGGCTAAGGTGGATGCTTTTCTGCCTTATATCAATGGTTATGCTGAGGCTTTCAACATTGATACACCTAAGCGTATGGCTCATTTCTTGGCTCAGATAGCGCATGAAAGTGGTGAACTGAGATATACCAAGGAACTCGGCAACAAGAACTATTTCCACAAGTATGATGTGGGTAAGTTGAAGAACATGCTCGGCAACTTGAAGGATGGTGACGGCTACAAGTATCGTGGCAGGGGCTTGATTCAGATTACTGGTAGAGCCAACTATCAGGCTTTTCAGAATAGCAAGCAAGTGACTGATGATATAATGGAGCATCCTGAAATATTGGAGCAGCCACGATATGCTACCAAGAGTGCCATGTGGTGGTGGTGGAAACACGGCTTGAACAAACTGGCTGATAGTGATAGCTTTCTTGCTATAACAAAGACCATCAATGGTGGTACTTACGGTTTAGAGCATAGACGTAAGTATTTGAAAAGAGCATTGGTAGCACTCAAAGTGTAGGCTTATGAAGAAGTGGTACGATACTGATTTCTGGCAACTCCTGATATATGTTTTGGGTATGTTGCTGATAGCTTTTCTTCTGTCGGGATGCAAGACAAAATACGTCCCGATGGAAAAAGTTATATGTCGGGACGTAGTAAAACACGATACGCTGCATACTTCTGACAGCGTTTTCGTGCGTGATTCCGTATATCTCAGACAGAAGGGAGATACTTGTTTTCTTGACCGATGGCATGAGAAGACCATCTATAAGAATGTGTATAAGGTGAAGGTGGATTCCTTCCTGAAAAGAGATTCTATCCCAGTACCCTATCCAGTAGAGAAGGAGTTATCCAAGTGGGAGCAGTTTCAGTTGAAATACGCTATCTGGTCATTTGGAGCACTCTGTGTCTTGCTAGTCGTTTTGGGTTATAAACTATATAAAAAGATAAAGAATGGCAGACTTAGTAATTACAATCAAGAGAAGTGACGTGTATGAGGAGGTAGCGAAGACTACTGCCTATATAGGCGCAAAGAACAAACTGGAGGATGGTAAGTCGGCATTTGACCAAGTATTTGTGACGGATGCAGACTTGGCAATGATTGAGCGATTCTATAATGAATCGGTTGATACATTGATGAATCTCCTGAAACAATTTGTTGAAGAGATTAATGATGAGGATGGAAACATCAACTGGAAGCTGACCTTATCAGATAGATTTGATACAAAGATGGAGCCTTCCATTATCCGTTCCGCTACATCATACCTCGTGAACAGCATCATCGGGAAATGGTGCGAGATTACTGCACCTGACAAGGTGAAGGAGTATGCTGATAACGCTGCTGCATTATTGCTCGACATCAAGGATAAAGCGTTTTTCAAAAAGAAACCAACACGAACAAAAATTTCATAGTATGGCAAGAAAAAATTTAGCGATAACGTTGTATATGAGTGAACTCATTTATGACTTTCAGAACAAGGCATTCCTGACTGGGCGTAGCAGAAAAGCAGCAGACATGGATGCTGAGGCTGCCAGCAATATTCAGGCAAGTGATGATGATGAAGACAAGAATCAGGCTTTGCGTAGCATTCAGAATGCGTATAGCCAACTGCTCGTAGAGTTGAGTGAGTCGGTTCAAACAGGTAATGGTACTACTGCGTCTAACGAGTTGATAAGTGATGATACCGATATTGTCATAAACCTATCCCTTCCATCCAATTATCCGCTTGCTTTGAAGGATGCGCTTACCAGTTCCATCCATGACTATATCATCAACAAGGCTTTGATGGATTGGTTCATCATTACCAATCCTAATGAGTCGAAGACTTATTCAGAATTGTCTGTTGTTGCCATCAAGAATCTGCATGAGACCTTTAACAGACGTGAGAGGCCAAGCAGAACGGCTCCTAACGAATAAGGAAGGAGGTGAGTATGAAAGAATGCAGAACATGTAATCTTGGTTACAAGGTAATGATAGAGCTTCAGAAGAAGGAACTGGTGTTTGACATCAAAAATACGGCTTATGTCTATGCTGATTCCATCTCCAGTTCTGTAGAAGACCTACACCTGATACATAATGTATATGATGTGGGCGAGGATTGTAATCGGGATAAATTGGCTAGGATTCTTGACTCAGCGGTAGAAGACTGCAAGGAAATGCTTTTCCGATATACCAAGATGGAAATGCTTGGAGGTGGCTTTGATTCCAATGAGTGGGAAGAATGCGTAGGTTCCCCGACAAATGATGAGGATGCCTATTATCTAGCCATGAGAATGCCAAGTGGATTCTCGAAAACAAGCGTGCATACCATGATGGTATATATCCATAACTATATTGTATATTATTGCTTATACGAATGGTTGATGCTTGTATATCCTGACGGTGCTGATAGGTTATGGGAACTTGCCGATGAAAATAAACAGAAGATTAAGGATGCCAGCAATCGCTCGGCTGGAAGAGCGAGAATCGCATTGCATCCATTTTAATGTATTAGTCGTTTTAGGTTAATGTAAAAGCAAGGGTAGCTATCCATCACGGACGGCTACCCTTTATTGTATTAAATGACAATAGTTATATTATCTAAGTTTATGTTCCACTAGACGTGGATTCCTGCTTGGTTGTAACGGAACCGCTGACAGCAGCATCAATATTTCCGCTTACTGATGCGCTGACAGAACCACTTACAACCGTCTTGATAGACTCAGGTAAAGTCTTGACGTTAATATCTGTAGCTGCCAGCTTCAATCCATTCTTCTGCTGGTCGGCATACTGGTTCTTATCCTGAGCGATAAAGTTATTCATAGCAGTAGCTATGTTGTAGAGCAGTTTATCGGTGTCGCTGCTGAGAGAATCAGAATCAACCGATGCGTACTTATTGTTCTCAACGGTTGCCGATGTTGTCTCCTTCTCACGATACAGAACAGCCTGATTGATGAACTCCTGAGCAAACAAGAATGACTTGCTTACAAGTTGTTTAATCTTGGTGTTGTCTATGTTAAGTGGATTTTCATACTGCTGGAGCATAGACTGCAAGCAACTTGCTGCTACTTCTTCTCTAGGCTGTAGGGTAGCAATTGAGAAGATTTCTTCTGTTTTGTCACTTTCCTCTGTTCCACCTGTTTCCGATGTGGTTGCTATTCCATTTCTAGGGAATGGGCGAGCATTTGATGTTCCATCGGAAGAAGTTTCTCTGACGAGTTTCGTTCCAGTTGTCTTTGTGATAGAGGATTCTACTATCTTTAGCAACTGCTTATCTCCATTTACATAAAAATAGCCATTTACTAAGAACTCATATTGCTTTCCGTCTAACATGATGTAGCCGAAGTAGTCTGACCTTCTTATTTCATAGAACTTTATTTCTGTAGCTATATGCACTTTGTTGTTGGCATCCATATAGCCTACGGATGCTCCATTTCGTGCACGCTGTGAATCGAAAGCTAATAATGTATATTCTGCCATAATTATCTGAGTTTATTTTGTAATCTTGATTGGAACTCTGTAGATAGTGCGCTGATAGATTCGTTTGGGGCAAGGTTACCCATGAACACGACCCTGAAATATTTGTATGGGGAACCTACAAGATTTCTGAGATACATATTTGTAGACGAACCAACGTAATACCAATTAGATAAATCATTACTTCCAAATAGAACCGTTCCACACTTTCCTTCCTGAATGATTCTGAAATATCCTCTTGTGATACAATCAAACATGGTCTTATAAGCATCTTGTCCAAGCGTTAAAGGTCGGCTGCAAAGGAAGAATGGAACATTATCTATAGGTTCCTTTACGTACACATCAAGTATGTTTCCTGCTTTGTCTGTAGCGTATGACTCAGGATATATATTTACTCGCTTGTTGAAGACATTGTGCATGGCTCCCCACATCTTGCTTTTCAAAGAGTAAACGTAAGCATAAGTATAGTTCGGGTTAAAGACGATGATACGACTATCATAATAGTCGTAAATCATATCTGCTTCTTCGATATACTTACGGAAATGGACATACTTTACATCAGACTCAGGAATTTTACCTAGTGCAAGGAGTTTGTTCGGATAGGTCTTATCCTTTGTTGAATGTGAGTAAATAGAGGGAAAATAGAAAGGATAATCATCCAATACATCGGTAATGCACTCAGATTCTCGTCCTCTCTGCATCATGATTCCTCGTTCTGTAGGGAATAGAACGGCATCATCAATCTGCAAGATACCCTTCGGGTTGGAGCAAATATCTCTATTGGCTGGCTGTCGGGCAATATAGGTTCCTTCTTCTCCAAGCATCAATACCCATACACCTTCATCGGTAAAAGCGTATAGAGGAGCATCACCAAATTGACCTTCGCTTATTGGTCTAGTGTTAGCGGCAAGTGTATTTATGATAGAAGAACCAACCTGAACACTATTCTTTGCAGGGAAGATTAGAGGATTCTCAGCTTCGCTTACTTTCACAACAGAAGAATATGGAAGTGCATTTGTGTTTGTTTTATAGTTTTCGTACTTGCTTACAATATTGTTCCATTCCTCTTCTGATGAGGTTTCCCATGGTAAAGCAAATTGCGGTACGTTTTCCTTTCCTTCTCCTTCTACGTAAAAAGAGAATGCTGTAGTTTCGGAAGAATGCAAGTTTACCGTAGATTTCTCAAACACAGAAGTTCCAGTCTTTTTATAGAATGTGATTTCAGATACATTTAAGATTGGTACACATACAAAGTAATATAGTCTTGCACCTAAATCATCAACCTTGCACCAAAATTCTTTGTTTGATGCTTTCACTCTAACTATTCCTTCTGTATTTAATTGTGCATCGTTTGATAAGTTTGATAATGCTGGAGTGATATTACTTATCAAATCAACATTATATCCTTCTTTTACATTCCCCACATGAAGTCTATTATTGTATGTAATCGCACATTTACCTCCTAAATCAGAACGGTATAGGTTAGCCAAAGATAAAGACTCTTCCGTTCCCTCAACTCTTTTGAGTTGAAGTTCTTTGCCAATTTCGTCTTTACTGATAAATAGTGAATGATAGAATGATAGGGAATCTATAGCATTGGCAGCTTCCTTTCCTGACATCATTGTGAAAAACATTTCACCTTGGTCTTTATCATTTAGTTCAGGTACAACGTATTTGGCTGCTGCTGATTCTAAATTAACGAATGATTCGGCTTTGCTTAAAAAAATATCAATGCCTTGTATAAGATTTGATATTTTATCAAGGTTATCTATGTTTGCGCTAATAGTCCAAGTTGCTATTGCTGGTCCAATCGACCAAAATCTCTTGTTATAAGGGTCAACACTAACAGAAGCTAAAGTTGCACTATTCCAGTCAAGTTTAAAAATATTGGAAATGCTGTAGTAAGTTCCATCGTATAATCTGATGGCTGCTACTCCAAACACAAAATACTTTTGCCATTGTTTTCCTTTGTCGGACAAAGTCTTATTAATTACAGCGTCAAACATGTTGAAAACTTTTGAGACTTGGTTTACATTCATTCCAGTTATCTTTCTACCAGAAGAACTGCTTTCATAAGTAACATAGTCCCAAAATTCATCACCTAGCGAGATTTCTGCTGAACCACCTTGATAATCAAATTCTTTAAAACCGATTTTGATTCCATAGTTAAAGTTATCTCTATCAAATAGCTGATAATTATCGTCAATCCAATATAAGTATTTGATAGATATTTCTCCAACAAAATTAACTATATTGCCTACTGCTGTGACGGCATTGACGTGGAATCCGTTCAAGTCGATAGGGTTCTTGGTTCCGTCTCCACCTTTTTCCATCCAGTACCAAGTATCATCTGATTTTCGGATGATGTAGTGGGAGTGAATCGCTTCATCGTGTGTTACCTTATGCACCAGTTCAATGGTATCTCCTACATCCAGCGTGATGTTCGGTTCAGCTACTACTGGCTGGTGGATAGGGTGGAGTGCCCCATCCTCATTGATGAGGTTGAGGCAGGTTGCCAACTCACCATCCTGACAATTATAGTCGGATGGTGAGTGTGTCAAGCCTTGAAATATTACATCTTGTCTTGTTGCCATGTGCTTAAATTTGAGTTTGGTCGCATGATTTCGTAATAAGGTTCTCCTTTTTGTGACTTGCGTGGGATGCAAGTAAGGCGAACCATTCTGTTGAGTGGAAGGTTGTACTCATCAAGGATGGCGGTGATGGAAGGGTAGTCACTTCTGAATCCTACCTTCTTATACTTCTGATTGAATTGAAGCTGAGTGAAGTGGGTGCTGGATTTGCGAAGGACTTCCCAGTCTTCACGCATGCAGAATGCGTATGTACCTCGGTCAGACAATCTGAATACGAAGACAGAATGGTCTGTGCGCTCTTTCTGAATGATGTGGTCATAGATACCCTTGGAGAGCGTGACCGAGTTGGCTCTTCCGTCCAGTACCACAAAATCGTTGCGGTGTCGGAAACCATTGATTTTATCTATTAAATACTTGAATTTCATTTTGCAAATATACTATGAATTTATGAAATGCTTATTTTATCTGTTAATGATTCACGTCTTTTTCTGTTGACGGCTTGCATCAGGCGGACGGTTCTCTTTGCATTCTCGCTACGGAGACAACCGCAAGAACGTGTGAATCCTGAGAGCAGGGCAGAACTGAGAATTCTCTTTCCTCTACCACAATCACACTTGCATATCCAATATACTCCGTTCCTTGCTCCCTTTTCAGAAGGGGCACGGCGGCAGACAACCAGTCTGCCAAACCTTTGCCCAGTGAGGTCTTTAATCTTTGCCATTACTTTTCTGCCAGTTTCTTAGCCTCTTCTACTGATACTGGCTTTCCGCTAAGAGGAATACGGAAGTCGAACTTTGAACGGAAACTATAATAACCTACGAAATCGAAGCTCTGTTTCATACGCTCGTCTGTGGTGATGTACTTCTTGTAAGCCTTCACCTCCTTCTCAGAGCGGTAGATGGTAGAGTTGACGAAATAGGAACTGGTTCCCTTGTTGGCGATAACTGCAATAAAGAACTGCTTGCCAAGGAATTTTTCCTTGATACGCTGGATAATTGAGATTTTCTTTGTATTCATATATTAAATTTGATTAATTATTAAGAAGAATGCAGATAGGCTGCACTCTTATAACTATTCGATTCCACAATATACGATACCATCTTCTTTGTTGATTCCTCGGAAGTGTTCGCATCGCTGGCAAGCAAGGCTACCTACCATCAGGTTTTCCTTTGTGTACTTGCCTTTAATGCCGAATGGGCAGGGAGTGGTGTACTCGAAGTGCCCACCGACAAACTCATTGAGGTTATATTTTGGGTATTTCATTGGATATATTGGTATAATTGAAGATATTTGTAGAAATTTCTTGTGATAAAAAATGTACTGCTTTCTGCTCTTCCACAAGATTTCGGCTCAGGGCAGAATCCTCTATATACACATTGAGGAACGCAAGCGGACGCAAGCAAAGGTTCAATGCGGGCTAACTTATCAAGTACCTTATACCACACCTCTCTTGTCTCCTTTGATGCCTTACTGCATAATCTCAGTTTGGAGATATTGATAATCTCCTGAGCGTTGAGGGATAGCTGCAAGTTGACCAAATCATCCTGACGCATATCGTGACGTGACACCTTGGAGCCAGTAATATCTGGTCGTGATGTGGAGACGAATGGCTGAGCATGAACATGGCGAACAAAATGGTTGCTCACCCAGTATGGTATGCCATACATTTTAATATCGAACTCCAATTCTCTGAGCGGTGAATGCTCGCTGAGAATCATCTGTTTCTTGAACTCATCGCTAGGCTCATGTCCCAGCGGTTCTTTACCTTGTGTGAACCGAGCAGCATCCACTACACGCTGCCAGTCCGTTACTCTTTTAATTTCTAATTTCATAACTAATGATTATTATAACCTAACAAACATGATAAAATATACTCAGCATCTTGTCTGTTCCAAGCAAAAACAAAATGCTCTTTCCCTTTTTTGTCTTTTATAAGATATACTCCTCTTAGTCTCATACCCATATTTCTAAACCTTTAATATTCTTTTCAACAGGTTCATCCTTCCATGTTAGAGAGTGACCTATTAATTGCTTTATTCGTCCTTTGGGCAGTTCACACCAATAGTCAACTGCGTCCATTTCCCAATAAGGCTTACCATCGCCAATGTCTTCACGATAAGGCTTTTGAGCAAAGACGAACTCTTTTCCATCTGGATTACAACAAAGAAATGCCATATTCAATCTCCCACTTCTATTTTATATTCCAACTCATCAGTCAAATCGCTTATTAGCTTAACGGCATCCTTTAAAGCATCATACATGTTATCTCCTTCTGATACAAGTTCATCAAGAGTGCTACTCTCACTCATATCCTCTGGAAAATCATTTGGCTTCCAAGTGATTCTTTCATTTTTCTTCTCAAACTCTCTAGCCTTTTCTAAAAGTTTTTCTCTTGTCATACTTCTAATTCCTTTAAAATCAATTTTACTTGTTCACATATAGGTGCATCCCAACCTTCATCGAACTCTTCGCCATCAGAAGATGTATGATGTTTATTAACATAATCAAAGATAGCGTTATGAAAGAAGTCATCATCTGTTCCGTAATCGTCTTCATTATAAAAGCCTTCGTGACTTAGGAGTTCTTCACATTCCTTGTGCATACAGATTGCAGACCTATATTCAGTATTAAACTGCCTGGTATATTTGGTTCCTGCTTCTATCGTACAACCACACATATAACATTTGTGAGGTTTGCGTGCCTTACGTTCTGTATCTATCCAATTCATAATCATTTATCTTTTGGGTCAACGAATGGTAGCCAGTACTCTACATTAGGAATATTCCATCCATTGTAGTCTTTGGCAATCTTTTTATCTACTATATGTCCAAAGCATATTTCTCCATCTGTAGTGAGGACAACAGCTTCTTTATCTACTGGTGGAAGTCTATCCTTGACAGAAACCCATATAGGTGAAACTAGCTTTGGTTTACGATTTTGTAGAGTAGCAATATATTCAAAGGTAGGAAAAAATACAGGATATTTCTGCCAATTGTCTTCTTCTATTGCCTTGTTAATTGTTTCTTCTTTTGAGTTTGCTTCAACCATAACAAACTTAGGGTTAGACGATTTGAAAGAATCAACTCTATATATTGCCATTGCTTAATCCTCCTATAAATATCTTATCATTGTTTCATAATCTTGTAAACATTCAGAAGGAATACTTTTAAAATATTCTTCTATTACAGACTTAGCATCATCACCCATATCTTTCAACATGGTAACGAGTGCTTCTTTTTTATCAGTATCATACATAACCTTAAACATTTCTGTTATAAGACTTATATGAGATTCATCACCTACTCTATCACGGAATGTTTCAATCATGAAATCATATAATTCTTTATTAGACAGCTTGCACATCAATCTATCCAAGTCTATTGTTACATATACGCTCATTGCTTACTCTCCAACTCTTTAAGTGCATCCTCGATATTGCCCATAGCCTTCCAAAGAAGGTTATGCTGAGTAGCACCACCTTTGTTATACTCATCAAGTTGATTATATGCTTGACTTAACAATTCCTTAGCTTTATTCATTTTAATTCTCCTTTTATTTTATTTTGACACGTCATTTGCTGTATGCAAAATGGTAATATTGCCACAAAATTTAATACGTATTAATATGTCAAAAACAAAATCAACACCACTTTGCCGTAGTGCAAAAACAGGTCGTTTTGTTACAGAAAAGTATGCTGACACACATAAGGCTACTACTGTGAAGGAAACTCGCAAGAAGGGTTAAGTGCATCATTCACCTTATTGGTGATGAATCCAATTAGGTAGGCATAGGCTTCGTCACTTTCGTGGCATAGGCAGATGCCTACCTTTTCCATTATGAAGCACACACAATGGAATATCTCATGTGCCAATGTCCCTTTGTCGTTTGCATCAGAAACCCATAAGGCAACCTGACCACTACTAAGCAAGGCTGACCGTCCAATACTTCCTTCGTCAATATCCTTCCCTATTTCGTTATATGCTTCATTCGCATCATCATTGCTCAGATACTCTTCCAACGATGACTTCAATTCTTCTTTCTCACCTACCACGAAAAGCATATCTATGTTATAGATGTCTATTGATATTACTTTGTTCATTGCTTATCCTCCTTTTCTGTTTCTTTCTATATGCTTTAGTTGTGCAATACTTATATTGCCATATCGTTTATACATACCTTTGAGATATGCAATATAGGCAGCTAATGTTATTTTATCAGCATCCATATTCTCTTCTTTTTACCTCTCCCTGCTGTCAAGGAGAGGGTGATTGGTACTAAAGCTCATCAAACTCTTTCTGCCACTTCTTCTTAGTTTCTAAAAGAAGTTTCTTGAATTTAGCTTTGAACTCTTCATCACACTCTGATAATTCCCAAATACTGTCCGCAAGTTTGCTACGGTGTGATTTTGAAGACATATTTAATAGTTCATCTATTTTAGGAAGCAAACCCTTTGCTAAGAAGTTTGCTCTTTCTAATTTATCTATATTCATATTACTATTTTTTATATCCTTTGCAAGATGGTTAAATGAGAAGCAAGCGATGATAAAATAAAGTGCTTAATTTTAAAAATATCATTTTGTTTGCTTGCTTCTCGAAAATTATTGTTATCTTTGTACCGCTTAATTTTAAAAATATAAACGATATGAAAAATTTTATTGAATTAAAAGACAGTGATGATAAATCTGTCTTGGTTAATGTGAATCAGATTGTAGCTATCCAGAATACAGAGGAAGGCATCATTATGCACATGGTTGGTGGATATGATGTATTTCCTAAGTATGATAACTGGCTACAACTAAAACACATGATTGAAGAGAGTTAATTGTAAAGGTACTCTTCCAAGACTTTATCAAGCAAATCAATCCCTGCTATAGTCTTATAGTGTTGCTTGACTACCCAAATTCTATCTCTCCATTGGCGAAGAGGTGAATCGTAAACCCATTTAAATCGTGCTACGTTGGTGCTTGTTAAAGAATTGCTATTATATAGTTTCTTCTTTAGCCACTTACGTAGCATCTTTTTTATTATGTTCTGTATCATATAACTACTATTTATGCCCGAAGGCGGTAAATTTTTCTGTCTTGACGAGTTATTATCTCACATTCATTTCCTATACGATTCCAATAACCGCATTGGTAACATTTTCTTCCGTAGAAAGGGCAATGGTGGTTTACTTGTGTTGCTATACTCATACCTACACCTCCATTTCTGAGTTCAGTCCTAGACCGAAGAGAAGGTGCTGGAGTTGATGAACCCACTTAACATCGGGCAAAGTTTCTTCTCCACAAATGAAGACAGAGAAATCTTCTTCAGCAGGATAATAGTACAAGTCAGGAAATACATCATCTTTGCTATATACATGCCATTCAAATCCATCTTCATCCTTGTGGCATTCTGCAAACTCCCATCCGTTCTTCTCTAGGATGGCTGGTGTGAGGCCAATCGGTTCTAGGTCACTATTCTTACAAGCAACATCAACACCATCAATCTCTACTCTTGGATAGGAAGCTCCAATCCATGTTACCTTTCTTGGTTGATTATCAACCATAAAGATGTCACCAACTAAATATTTCTGTGCCATACGCTTTACTTTTTAAGTTTCTTATATCTTTTATACCAATCTGGTGAGAAATAACCACATAGATATGCTGCTATAACGCCACATATTAAAAAATGAACCACCAAAAATATCCATAGAGCAAGTGCTAGGATGTCGTTTTTTACTTCGCCTGTCATACGCTTTAATTTCTCATGATGTGACACTTAACAACCTTGTTTGCTAGATGAGGTTGCGAATTATTGAAATTCTCTATAAACTGACGTTCCATCTGTTCAGGGAAGATGGGCTTGGTGGGCTTTGGGATGGTGATGGTAGCTTGGATTTTGCTACCATCACTCAACGTCATTAAGCATCTTCTTGATATTTCTTCTATTCCAAACATATTGCTGTCCTCCTAATATAAGCATCCGTGAAGGTACGGACGAGATTCGTTATACTGCATTTTCAACTTGATGTGCTCAACTAGGTCTATGCCTTCTATGTGGGCTAGGGCGAAGACCTGAACCAGAATATCCTGCAAGCGCAAGGTGTTCATCCATGCTGGTGAGCAGGAGAAAGGGAAGTAGGTCATGCGAGTGATGATGAGGTACATGGCATCAGGAAGGGAATAGGTTCCGTGCTCGAACTCTACCTTGTGATACTCCTCTGTCTTTTTGAGTTCAATATCATTCATCAGGCATATTATCTTCTGAGAGTTGTAGAATCCTAAAAGCGACATGATGCGGATGGCGATGTCTGCAAACTCAGATTGTACGGTTCCTTCCAAGGATTCCTCGTAGGCTTGCTCCTCAGATACTCCCAGCCACTTGTTGTAGTCTTCAATGCTTCCGTTGCGGCTGTGGCGTTGGGCTTGGATGGTCTCGCTCATTTCTGTGATGATGAGCATTAACTCTTGGTTGATGTCCAAATCAGGCTTTAACAAGCCTTTGACTTTGGCATTATCGTATGCCTTGGTCATAAACTGCTTTAGCAGTTGTTGTGTTAATGGTGTTGTTTCCATATTGTTTTTGAATTTATTGTTTTCTGATAGTGAATGCCATATCGTTGAGGGTTCTGCACCAGTTTACCTTGCCTTCTGCGCATAATTCATTGATGGCTTGATAAGGCTGATGGCATCCTCTGTTGATAATTTCGGCTGTGAGTACGTGAGGTGGCACGATGTGTGCAGCTTCACGCTCTGCCTGAATCTCAGCGATGATGGCTAGGATTTTTTCTTTCTCTGTCTTCATGAGGTGAAGGTAAGAATGAAACTTGGGTGACTAAAGACTGATACATAAGAATTTCCTTGTTTCCGTTTATGTCCATGCAGCACCATTTTCCATCTATCATGGTTCCGATGATAGGCTTGTCTTTGTACCACATGATAAGGGTCTTGCCTTCAAAGAGAAGGCGGTGGGCTTTGCTTACTCGCTTGCCTACCTTGATATATCCGAATATGTTCATGTTAGAAGAGGGATAACTGACCAGTCTTGTCATGGTAGTGATTCCCTGAAGGGAATATCAGTTCCTCGAACATGGCGGTCAGGCAGTTGGTTACTATTGAGTTTCCTGCCAGTGCATAGAGTTTGCTTTTGCAGATGATGAGTTGACCAGACTTCTCCTTGCTCAGGAGTTTGTCTATGTCAGCTTCGTGGACTCCCATCAGTCGGAAACAATCTCTTGGAGTGTACTTCCTGATTTGGATGGAGTATCGCTTTCCGTTGGGAGCGGTGTGAATGATTTCTTTGTTCATGATGGTTACGAATGTCATTGATGATGAATCTATTGTGGTTAGCATGGTAGGGGCGATGCCTTGATATACTTGCTGATTATATAAGTCTAAGACTTGCCCCCCCATATCAGGTTTCACCTTCCCCGATAGAAGCAGGGATTTCATTCTCTTACCTCCTGTTATCATATCTCCTTTACGATTAAAAATAGTGGGATGCAGTTACCTCCGTGACCCATAGCTGAATTGAGAGTAGGAGAGATTCCCTTGGTGGAATAGACTCTGGTCTGCTGCTCTATTCTGCCTTTTGTTTGGAGGTTTGCTAGCTTTATAATTTTGTCGCACATTATAATTTCTTGATGATTAAGACTCCACCCTTTGGATAATGACCAGTGTCTAGCATATTCATTACGCTGGTCATAGAAAAACTAGAGGTGACAGCAACAGAGCAGCCATCAGCAGTTTTCGGTATTGAAATCTTCGGGGTAGAGTTTTTCGATTGATTCATTGATGTCTGCTTTACAGAGATACTTTTCTAGAAGTGGCTGAGACATGAAATATTCAGGAGATACATCGTCTTCCAAGACGTCCTCAACCGTAGTCTCTAACTTGATAGGCGAAGGGAAGTGATACTCAGGGTTCGGTTCGTCTTCTGTGCGTAGGATGGAAATGACAAAGATGCGCTCACGATTTTGAGGGATTCCGTAATCTTTGGCATTCAGAACCTTGTAGAAGGAGGTGTAACCGAAGTAGTCGAGGTCTTTCAGATATTGGAAGAAGTACTTTCTCATTGACTTTGATAGAAGACCTTTCACGTTTTCGAGCATCACATATTTAGGATGCTTGGCTTCCAACATTCTCCTTTCTTGGAAAATAAGAGAAGAACGTGTGCCGCTACCTTCCTCTGCTCCCTTGCGAAGTCCTGCGTTTGAAAAGTCTTGGCAAGGAGAAGACCAACTGATGAAATCGAAGTCGGGAACCTCATTCCAATCAAGAAGGGCGATGTTTCCGTAGTTTGGGATTTCTCTGCCATGAAGAAGTCTATAGGCTTGGATGGCGGAAGGTTCAATCTCGGAGTAGCCCACTACCTTGAAGTCGAACTCAGGATGCTTTTCTTTGAGGTATTTGAAGGCTAGGCTCTGGCTGCCATACCCAGCGAATGCTTCAAAGACTCTGAGGGGATGCTGCTTGTTGTACTTACTAATTTGTATCATTGTGGTAAACGGTTTCGTAGATGTTACGGATTCCACTGGATGCCCAAATGTTCCATTGTTCCGTTGTCACGATATATCTCCAATGGGATTCTACATGAACTTTGTGGGTCGTTCTTTAGGACTTCAATCATTCCGCATATTCGCTTGCGAAGTTTATTGTCCTGTGCTTCTTCTGTAAGATTCTGCAATTCGGCTTTTGTTCTAGCGATGAGCTGACTCATTTCAGAAGGCTTTTCATTTATGGCTGCTGGCGGTGGTGTTGCTCCGATAAGTTCGTCTTCCCATCCTCGCTGGTTAAGGAAGGTTTGGAAGTTCTTTCTGTACTGCTTGTCGGGTTGGGATATTACATAGAGAGGAATATACTCTATAGCTGCCTTGCGGTCTTTCTGGCTCATAGAGTTCCACTTCTTTTCGAGTTTGGCTTTGCAGCCAACCTTCTTTTCGTAAAGGTTCCATGCTCGTTCAAAGGTATATTCGTCTTTGACTTGCTTTGGTGGAGCGGTTACCTTGTAGCCATTCTCTTCTAGAAGCTGGATGGCTTCGTTTAGTTTGGCTATGAAATCCTTTCCGTTCATGATAATTACATCATTCATAGTTCACCATTTAAATAATTGTCGATTGCTTGGATAAATTCATCTATAGAGCGGACGATGATATACTTGCCACCATGTCGTTCTACTTCGTATTGGAATACCTTCTGTTCGGGTTCCTGCTGTCCTTTGGGTGTCTTGTTTTCTATGCAGAGGAAACCGTACTGAGAGGTGCGCTTCAGGAGCAGCATATCAGATACTCCTGCCTTCATGCCTTCTTCTTTGAGCCATGCGGCTTGTTGAGAAGTTCGCTTGCCACCGTTAGGAACGGCAAAGAAGACACCTTCAAGGTCAGGATATACCCCACGGATATACCTGACCTCTGCGGCTTGCAAGTTGTGCTCATCATAAGATGAACGCTTGCGTATCTTCTTGCCTTCCTGCTGTAGCTTTGCCTTGATTTCAGCGTAGCTTGCCATTACCAGTCTGTTGAGAAAAGGTCGTTGAGAGAATCTTCACCCATCAGGCGAATGGCTTCGTTGGCATGGTCAGATGATAAAAAATATATCTGTGCAGTATTAGTGCTCGTTACATATTTAACCGTATATCCCGAACCTTTCTTTACGATAACGTATTTGGATTCTGTTTCATCATCGAAATTTGGTTCCCAATCTAATTTGGAATTGATATACTTGGCAATATTCTGCAACTTGTTAAATGCAATCATGCGCTTTGCCTGAGCAATAGATGTGCAGTTGTCGAAGTCGTTGTAATTTGAAGAAGTCATTACCCATGATGAAACCTTGTTACTTTCATCAAGGTAGTACGCATCCTTGTTATAGAACAAATCCTTGCAAATATCATCATAAGTGATAGGCTTGCCTTCCTTATCATCAGGAGTCTTCTTCTCTTCTCCTTCAATCTTCTTGCGAATCATCGGCTTGCCATCCTCGCTGATGAAGACTTGAAGGTTGTCTGGAATAGGAAGTTCTACGGCAGTACCATCCGTCGGGATAGTGCATTTGGTGAGACTCGCCTTTCCGTTATTGATGTTGGTAACGTCCTGATTACTGATGCCTTCTGCATGAATATCAGGAGTCTCTTCCTCGGCATTCTCTGCCATCTTCTTGGCAATCATATCTACTCCTTTGCCAAGGAGTGCTCCGAAAAGCATTGATGCAAACTCTGGTAACTCTGGGTTGTTGTTGCGCTGACGGTTACGTCTGTTGTTGCGCTTGTCGTTTCTACGTGTCATACTAACTATAATTTTGTAAAATGTTATTAAACTCGTCTTCTGTAATACCATTAGCCATGAGAATGGTTAGGATGGTATCAAGACATCTACTATATACTTCATTGAAGGCTGGCTCATCCATCTTGGCGAAGGAGATAGACTTGGCTCTTTCTAGGAACTTCTGTCCGTTGAGGTCGTAGAGCGGTTCGCTGAATCCTGATGTTATCAGAAGCTGCTCACGGAATGTGTCTATTGAGCGGAGATTGATGCGCTGCTGCTCTGTGAGACTATCCCATGCTGCTCTGATAAGGGCGAAGAACTTACGATGGAACTTTACGTTGCGTGGTCGGACGATATTCGCCTTGACGATGGAACCAACCTTTATCTTTTTCATTTCCTCGTAATCATCATCCGTGTATGGGCGAAGACCAGTGGAGGTTCTTACTAGATGGATTTCCATACCTTATATATTAATGTTTAGAATGGGAGACCACTTTTCTGCTGACCACCTGCATATTGAGCATTTTGCTGAATAGGTTGACCGCTTGCATTAACCTGAGGAGGAAAAGTCTGCATCTGCTGCTGAATAGGTGCTGGCTGCGGTGGATAGTTGGCTGCTTGCTGCTGAGGAACCTGACCTATTTGGCTCTGCATCATCTGACCCTGCTGCTGGGCATTTGGTCGCTCCACCTTCCAGCAGTCCAACTGGTTGAACCAACGTCCGTCTCTAGACTGATGTGCCTTCAATCCGATGTTTGCGGTGATGATTTCACCAATCTGAATGCCGAACTGCTGAATCTTGTCAGAACCGTAAACTTGGATAACGGCTCTTGAAGGGTACTGCTGATTCAGTTCCTCAATAACATACTCTTGGGAACTCCATTGGGTTCCGTTTTGGGAAGTTCCCATTTGAACTTGCCCTGCTGCAATAATCTTGCCTGTAAACTTTACATTCATATTGTTACTTAATTAAGTTTGATTCTTATTGACGGCTTGGAGATACTGACTTTTGTTAATTTCTCGTAAGCATTTGGATATTTCTCTTTGAAGAGTTTCATGTCGAGCGTTCTCTTAGTGGTGCTATCAACATAAGAGTAAGAACCGATATTGGTCTTGATGGATTTCTGTTTGTTGGCTTCCATCATCTTCATCATCTGCTCCTTCAAATCATCCTGCTTAATCTTTAGGGCATCCATACGAGCGGAAACTAGTCTGTACTCCTGCTCTAGTGCTGAAAACTGCTCAGGAACCTCTACCTTATATTGATAGTCGGTATCATCAGCGAGATAAGCGTTGATTAAATCGTCAATCTGGTAATCAGCTACCCTAGGTAGTGGCTGGAACTTGCTCTGTCCGTTCTTGAACCACATACAAACAATCTCCTTCACCTTCAAGTCTGGATTTTGCTCCTCGAACCATTTGGCATAGATGGAAAGTTGGAGCGATACATTGTCGTAGTGGAGGGTGGCTGTGGTCTTGTAATCTACCAGATAGATGTTTCCTTCCTTGTCGGCAAAGATTCCATCAATGGCAGAAGCGAAGTTCTCGCCATCTGTAACAAGATACTCGGATGCTACATAGTGTAAATCGTATGCGACTAACATACTATGGAAGGCAAGAAGCTCTTCCGTAGGGTTCGGGTATTGTTTGAGGTCTGCATCGAAGATGGAACAGAAGGTTTCAAACGTATTGTGGATAAGACCTCCTCGCTCTGCTGCCTTCATCAATACCGATTCAGGAATGTTCTTGTAGGTGTCGGGGAATGCTTTCTTGATGAGCGTTCCAGTTACACCTTTCAGTTCCTTCTTGCCAATGAAGTACTGATGAGACTCCTCAATGAATGTGACCTTTGGCACATTCAGGGTTATTTTCTTTGTTTCTGCTGTCATATTATTGTAATCCTAATTCTTTCTTCTTAGCTGATACTGCTTGCATGAACTGAGGGCTGGCGGTGAGCGGCTTGTATGTCTGAACAACCCATACCAGATTATCCTTGTTGACACATCTGCTAAGGTATGCCAATCCTTCGTTCAAGTCATTGGTGTGATACTGGGGTGTTGCTGGCTGCTGGGCGGCTTGTGCTGTCTGAGCGGTTGGATGCTGAGTCTGTGTCTGCTGCTGCGCTGCTCTACTATCCTGAGCACCATACTTACTATCAATGTCTATGATGTCCTTTCCTGCCTCGAAATAAACGTCTGCTGCTACACCAAGTGCCTTCATTGCAACCGACAAGGCATCTGTGAGTGCCATCTTGTAGCATTCATCAGATACGTATGCACCCTTGCTTTCCATTGATACTTCTGACGAACCTCCTGTTCCTTGGATGGCATCTGACCATTCTCCGTTCACCTTGATAAAGAGGTCGATGTTGCAATAGGCTTTTACCTCACTTCCGAAAGTCTCTGTCCACTGCTTGGTGATTACGTACTTCCAACCGATTCCGCACACACCAAACTGCTCTGTCATAGCCTTGATGCGCCACATTGGGTTGATGTCGTGTTTTCCTCTAAGTCTTCCTGACTGAATTTGTCTGAGTGCCTGTTGAGGAACGACTTTGAGTTTGTTGTAATAATCTAAATTACCCATATCTTTTATGTATTTAAGTTGTTATTGATACTTCCATTCATAGTGGCTACATCGGTAGCCACCATCTGGGTTACGTTTCGGATTGTCACACATGGTCAAGAAGAGACAATCGTGACAACTGCTTGCTTTATATCTCATATTGTATAGTTTAAATGTTCAAATTAAAAACCCCACGATTCTCACGAATGGTGGGGGCGAGTGTTCGTTATTTTAATATAACCTGAGCGGTCGCTACCGTCTCACAATGTAATTTGTATGGTAAATTTCAACATGTCAATATTTGCAATTTCCTTTAGAAAAGGAGGGGCTGCTAAATGTAATGAGAAAACAGCCACCTCCGTGGAGCGACATCTATACAATCTTGCCGGATGCTGACTCGCTCCTTGGTTCTCTTCTGCATTTATGGAGGCTTAGAACTCCCAGCACTAGTAATCGCACATATTGTGATATATTTACTTTATGAATCAGAACTATTTATCAACTATTAAAAAAAGAAATTCAACTTGCTGGCTGCATTAGAACCGATTTGTAGTTGTGCGCTTCTACCTTTCTGCTACCTTATCTTTAAGGGTCACGGCATGAGGTCTGCATCTTCACAAGTGAACTCCAAGCGTTCCAAATTCCACCCAGTGGGTGTATGTATTAGCTTGCCACTTCCACGTCTAAGCATCATCTGTGGTTAATGATGCTCCTTTTGGGTACGTGTACCTCTCTAGGAAGGTTTATCCTATCCGATATAAAGCCTTGGAATCGGGCTATATGGGGCGCAAGGTGGGACTCGAACCAACGACCTCGAAGGGGATGAACCTTCATACTCTACCAACTGAGTTACTTGCGCTGGCTAATCAACAATTTATACTAACTTAAAAACATGAGTAAAAAATGACTATATTTATCACTTGTGGAGACTGGGAGTAGCAAACTCCAAAAAACCTCTGCTATTTACGAATGAAAATTCGATGGCTGAAACATTACAAGACTTAACAAATTAATAATTTAATACTAAATTCAACTTGTGAGGTTCAATCTCCTTATATCTACTTGCCTACCTCCTTGAAGTAGGAGCGCATTTCCTTTATTAAGAGGACAAACATGGCTATAGATGCCACGAACATAATATCTGCGAACATAAGTTTATCTGTTTAATGGGTTACACAATAGGCTGCTGCCTCTGATTCTATCTCTGCCATGCTCTTGCTGCGGTTCTGCATCATCCAGTCTTCCAACTCACTCTTCTTGAAGTAGAGTAGGTTGATATTTGGCTTGTAGCAGGGGAGTATGTGCTTTCTGACGTTTTCCCTTACTCCTCGAACCGTCATGCCTAGTATGATTGCAGCTTCCTTGATGTTGAGCACATTTTTTGCTGCTATCAGCGAATACTGCTCGATGCGGTCTAGCTGCTCCTTAATCTCTGGGTCTATCATATCAGTCGAATTTGAGGGTTTGTTGACTGGCACTAGCTGCCTTGGCTGGCTCTGTTCCACCAGTGCCCTTATCGCTGGGAGTGTTCTCCTGCTCTATTAAGGGGAGAATGCCCTTCGCTTTGAGTGATTCATATAGGAAGATTCTTCCTTTCGTTGTCCACTCGGTGTTGTACTTCACATCGTGCCGACCATCACTTCTTAGTATATCTACCGCTCTGCTGTGAACGTAACCACCAGTGAGGAACTTTCCGTACAATATCCACTGACCTCGAACCTTATGCTGAATCTTCATCGTTTCCAGTTCCTTATTCAGCTTCATGGCACTCATTCCGTAGTCTTGTGCTATCTGGGTGACGGTCATGGTGGCATTACTCTGCAAGATTTTATCGTAGTAGCTGACCTTCGGCAGCATTTCGGTAATCTTGTTGCCCAGTTCCATGTTCTCTTTGCTGATAGTGACGATGGTTGCTTGCTGCTGCTTGTTCTCCAAAGCTAGCTGCTGTTTCTCCTCCTCAGCCTTGACCAGAGATTTGAGGGCTTCGAGATAGTTCTGAGGGACGGATGGCATTTGATGCTGCTCCTCCAGTTCCTTCCATCGTTTAATCAACTTGGCTCTCGCTTCATCGTTGAACTTGGTGGCGATGTAGAGACACTCTTCCTTGTTGAGGGAGTAGTAAGGTCTCATCTTGTGACCTCCGTTGTTTATCTCAACCTCTTCCTGCATCAGGGAAAAATTTCCCCCTTGCACTTTTTGCCATGCTGGCTCCATCTTTCGGATGGCTTTCATCACATCATTGTGTGGCTTGCCAGTAATCTCTGCAATCTGTAGTGATGTCATTCTGTCACCATCTACAATAGTTGAAATTTCATTCATAGGATTCCTCCTTCTTTATTATTAGTAGAACACTACCTTATCGTCTTCTATACCTCCGAACTCATTCAAGGCATCCTGCCTGATGCTTTCGGCTTGCCTGCTCTGACTTCTAAAACCTAGAGCGTTGTAGATTGTTTGCTTTCTGCAACCATACCGCTCAGCAAGTTTTTTTCGTCCTTCAGGCGAAACTTTGATAATTTTTATCTTTTTTACTTGCATATCTTAATTTTTTGTTGTAATTTTGCTTTTAATATATAGCAACTTACTTGTTTACGGTTGCAAAGGTACTCTTTTCCGAGTAAACTACCAAACAATTTCTCGAAAAAGATTAGTCCTTTAAGATTAATTAGTTAATGTTTATAAATGTAAATTGTATGGAAACAACTATTTATCAGAGAGTTAAGCTAGTTTTAGAGGATAAATCTATTTCCGTTAACGCTCTCTCTAAACAGATTAATGTAGCGCAAGCTACCCTGAATCCTCAGTTAAGAGGTGATAGAACTTTAGCAGCCAATATCGTAGCGAAGATACTGGATGCCTTTCCTGATGTGTCTGCTGAGTGGTTGATGCGTGGTGTTGGTACTATGTATAGTAATCAAGATGCGGATGATTCATCTTATATGGTGGCTGAGACTCCTCATCGTGAAGAACCTAAGATAGAAGAGTCTCATCAGGATGATTCTGTCTGGAAGGCAAAGTACGAGGAGTTGGAGAAACGCTACGACCAGCTACTATCTATCTTAGGTGGTGGCATGAGAAAAGCAAATGTCGGTTAACATTAATGTTTAATTATAAAAATGTGGTAGATATGAAACTGATTATAACAAATTTATATACGTTGTTCATTTTAGCGGTGTGTGATGCGATAGTCCTCTTGTCTGTGAAGTGGGCTATTAACATTGATGTTATTTATATAGTGTTGTTGATGATAGGAACATTACCATTTATGGTGGTATCTAACTTATTTGATAAGTCGATAACGTTCTTCCCATATTATTTCATCAGATTAAGACAGGTTGATGTTTATAGTTCCTTTTTCCTATATATGCTTGGCTTTGCTTTCGGAACGTTCTATTTATGGCATACGTTTTGGCAGCATGATGGTCATTGGATATTAGGATGTATCTTTGGTACAATACTGAACTGGATATTGGTGGCTATGAAAGGAAATGATTTGGTGTTGGTTCATAAAAGAATGGGGGTGATGTGATGGAAGTATTTATAGGTATAATGTTGCTTTTGGCTATTATTGCTGTAATATTTATCCAGAGAATAATAAGTGTGAATCGTGAGTTAAGCGATAAGAAAGCAAAGGAAATGATGGAAAGGCTGAGGAAAGATTGCTCTGAGCACCATTCAATATGTGTTACTATTGATGGGTGTAAAATTATGCTAAGAGAAGACTTCATAAAGAAGGAATGGAATAAGACTGGAGAAGGAGGAATGCCTATCCGTGGTCAATATGAACCAGCAGCGCATTTTTTGAGACGTGTTGACGAATATCGCAAAATGAAGGCTGAGCAGAAAAGACGTTATGATGAGGAGATGGCACGAAAGAAACAGAGTATCTTAGGTAGATGCGAAAAGGCTCCTTTATCAAAGTCCGAGTATGAAGCTGACGAAATATTAAAGAACTACAATGGAAAATTGTAACTTTCAGTACTCGTGTTATTGATTTAAATGTGTGAGATATGAAAAGATTATTTTTATTATTGCTGACACTCTTTATGATAATTGGAGTGCAGGCACAGAGACCGAGTGTTAAGGAACAAATGGAGATTAAGCAGAATTACATGAATTTCTGTAAGGACTTGAATCAACAGTTGCCAATACAGGTGGATGATTACACAAGGTTCTATGCTGTAAGTTTCGTTAATTGGACTCTGACTGCGTATTATCAGCTTGATGTAGATTCTGATGATTTTTCAGAGAATGAACTGATAGAACTTCATGGCGAGTTGCGTTCTGCATTCAAGGAGTCTGCTAGAAGAATGTTCGCTAGTGGCAATTATGATTTGAAACGTGATGAATGGAAATGGTTTATGAGGGGCACAGGAATGAAGTTTAGGGCAAATTATAAAGATGCTTACGACAGACCGATGCTTAATATTACTTTAGATTATTCTGATTTCTAATCATCTAAATTTCCTAACTAGGAAAAAATATTTTCCCAACTAGAAAAGAAAAATGGCAGATGTAACTAACGAACAGAAGCTGTATGTGCTGCTGAAATATAAGAAAGAGCGAACAAAGAAGGAAGAGAAGATTCTTTCTATATTAAATGAGAAAGCAAATCTAGGCTCTTCTGATTTAGAGGAAGCGGACAAAGAATGCTGCAATCAAAAATGGCTGAGTCCAATTCACGTAGTAGAAGAATTGGGGTATACAACAAAGTACTCCCATAGAATAGAACTATCTGAGTCTGGTAAATCTCAGATAGAAAAGTTCTGGAGAGAATCTAAGTATAACCCTGAAAATGTTTGGAAATCTAGAGTTGTCAAATGGTCTTCTGTTGTCACAGCTATAATCACGTTAATATATTTCCTAGCGTGGTTATGCCAATTAGTACAAAAGCCAGTAGAACAATGATGATGTTCAATAATATCTTTATATATCTTATGTCTTCTTTCATAAGCCAATAATTTAAAAGTTTATGAGGCAAAATTACGCTTTTCTCCTGAGAATCAGAAACAAATTACATAGTTTAACTTTTAATCTTTGCAAAGTTTGCAGCAAACGTTGCAAACCTTGCAAAGACTAAGAGTTGGTACGGAGAGGGTACGGAGTTGGTACGGAGCGGGTCTAGTCCTTGTCGAAGAACTTATCAATGAGTCCCATTGCATCATTCTTCTTCTTATCTATAATCTTGGCATAAATCTCGGTGGTGGCGATTCTTGTATGCCCCATCAACTTACTGGTGGTGTAGATGTCTGCACCCAGTGTAAGCATCATGGTTCCAAAGGTGTGCCTTGCAGTATGGAAGGTAATGTCCTTCTTGATACCAGCGTTCGCTGCCCAAACCTTGATATGAGTGAGAACCGTCTGTTCGCATCCCGTACCATTGAAGATGAACTCGTTTCCGCCCTGCTCAGGCAACCATTCTATAGCCTTGCCTGACAGATTGTATGAAACCATCTTGTTGGTCTTCTTCTGTATAATAGATAGATGCCATGACTTAGTTCCATCCTCATTGGTTACTTCCCTGATGTCTGACCATTTCAGTCTCCTGATGTCGGAGATACGCAAACCACAAAAGCAGGAGAACATGAATGCCTGCTTGATAACTGGAACCTTGCATTCTGTTTCAGCCAGTTTCTTCACCTCCTCAATATCCAAGAAAACCCTGCTGGTTTCGGGTTTCTTCGGCTTCTCTCGCTTATCCACCTCGCTGAATGGATTCTTGTATATCATCCCACCTTTCACGGCTCTGCTGAGCATTTCATTGAGGTGATTGCAATACATAATCTTGGTGTAGCTGGAAAGCGGCTCTCCATTGCTCTTCTTGGTGTTGTTCAGGAACTCAATGAATCCCACACAATACTTCTTGTCAATACTGGATAGCTTGATATTATCTCCCTTGTAGGCGATGAGTTGCTTTCGGGCGCATTCTATCTGCGCTGCAATTCTGCTTGGAGACTGCGATGTCTTCATCTTATAAGTCTTGAAGTTGTCTATCCAGTCCATGAGCTTCATCTTGCTCTTGACGGACATGATACCTGAAATGCTGTTCTTGATGTCCAGTACTCTCTGAGCCTTGATAACATTGGCGGTAGCCATTGTTTCTGCATTCTTTCTTCTTGCCTCTGCCTTACCTCTACCCACCTCTGGTACGATGTAGAGTTTCAGAAACTCATAGGTTCTCTTGCCATCCTTGTAGATGTCTAGATAGACACTCTTGTTTCCGTTGGCAAGTTCCTTGAATCTGATAGTGACAGGTTCTTTTTCGATTGTTTTCTTCCTTCCCATAAGCCTTTCTTTTATAAATCTGCTGCAAAGATAAGCATTTTTTTTGTTACTCGCAAGTTTTGGGTAACAAAATAGTAACAAAACTAACACGTATCTGATGTATAGGTAATGTATATCTAGCTTTCGGAAAATTAATTTTCCGAAAAGGCAAAGTGCTGATAACTAAAAGTTTAGATATACATTTGATATACATTAGGTAACAGATGGGTTAAGGTGTGCTATTTACTATCTTTATTATTCCAATATGGTTTATTCTGTCAGTTAAATATCTGATTTGTAGGTGGTTGTGAGTTTCTTTGTTTTTAGCGAGTAACAAAATAGCAACAATGAAGTGTTAATCTTTGCAAAGTAACTAACTTGCCCACAACAAAGATAAGAATTAAATCTTATTCACAATTAATTTTCAAAAAGACTTTAACTTAGATTAACATTGTGTTATTTCGTATATCTAATGTATATCTATTTCCCTAAAAATCCAATTTCATTTACATTCAACACTTTTTAGCATTTGGTGGTTTCAGAAAAAGCTTCTATCTTTGCATCGTCAAAGTTGCGATTGACACATACAGATTTGTCCTCCTTTAAGGCTTTAAGCCTACGAGATATGGAATCCCTTGGTTAGCGCAACATGACCTTGGGATTCCTCTTTTTTATCCCAGAGTTTTTGACAAGACATACGAGGTTCAATCCGTGCAGTCCTCTTCGGAGTTATCGACCGATATATAAAACTGCTCAGTCTAGTAGAATATATCCATGTAGGTAAACCCTGCTCTGTCCCATCCATTGACAACAGGTGCCCATCTGCCGAAAGGCACTACCCCTACATAGATGAATCAAACAAAGTGGGTAACTTTGTTCTATGTAGGCTTTGGTAGGGAATAATCTACTGCTTATAGTAGTTGATAATTAAATAAAGATTTTCCTTGCTGCTGCCCTCTCCCTTTGGGGATGGGTAAAGAATGGATAGTATATATAGTTGAACAAGTAAAAATTTTGGCTTATGGAACTGGATATGTTGATTAGAGATGCCCTGAGCGATGCCAAGTGGTTAATTGCGAAGGGTGGGACGGATAGGGCAGAAGTCCTGAATCGTGTGATGGGTAAGATTGATGATGTCCTGAAAGAACTGGATGGGGCAGACCTCATTGACCTCAACAAGGTATGGCATCAAACGAAAGATGTTATGCCGACAAGTGCTTATGGCGGCAATCATGGTGGCTTGCTGTGTGTGCATCAGTTCAAGCCTAATTTCTATCCTCACATTACTCATGAAGAGTACTGCCCTGAGTTTGAGGAGTACCTTAAAGCGAGTCCGTATGACTGGTGGTGTAGAACTGGTGATTTGTTGAAGAAGGAACATCGTGAACTTTATTGGAGATAGATATTAATTTAAATTTAAGATTATGAGTGAATTATATTGGTTAGGTGTTTTGGGCAACTTACATGCTTGTGGTGAAGTTGTTGTTTTTTTATCTATTTTAGTGTTACTTGGTTTTGGTATCTGGACGATTACGTTCGGTTCTGATTATGAAGAACCTTTTAAAATGATAAAAAGAAAGGTTAAGTGTTCTATATATGCTTTGGTTTTTGGTGCAACTATTTGTGTATTCATCCCTTCCACAAAGAGTCTGCTTATCATTTATGGAGTAGGTGGCACTATTGATTATCTCAAAGAAAACAAGGATGCTAATAAGATTCCTGATAAGTGCATTAAGGCTCTTGACAAGTATCTTGATGATGCGTTGAAGGAAGATAAAAATAAGGAAAATAATTAATTTAAATTGTTTAATTATGGGTGAAAATTTATGTAGTATGCCAAAATATATTGGCACGAAAGTAGTTCAGGCAAAGCCTATGCCTTTAAAAGATGCACAGTATGTGCTAGGTAGAGAAATTAAGCCCGCAACCGATGAGGAAGATGGTTATCTTGTAGTTTATAATGATGGTTATCGCTCATGGTCTCCTAAGAGTGTATTTGAAGAAGCTTACCATGTGCTTAGTGCTATGAACTTCGGTAATGCAATTAGTGTTTTGAAGTCTGGTTTTCCTGTAAGAAGAGCAAATTGGAGCGGAAACAAATTCCTTTACTTTGTTCCATCGGCAAGCTATTCTGCTATGACAGATATAGCAAAGTCTATAGCTGATGAAGATGGAATGGTTCTTTACAAACCGTATATTGCCATTCGGTGCGAAGATGGCAGTGTCGGTTTCTATACTCCAACTCAATGCGATGTCTTAGCTGAGGACTGGGAGGTTGTAGAAGAAAAGTTCTATGGTAAGTAAATCTGCTGAATACTACAGAAATCATCCAGCAGCTAGGGAGCGGAAAAAGCGTTATGATACTCGCTTCGAGTCTTCCCCTGCTCAGAAGGCTAAGCGTAGGGAATTGGCTCGGCATAACGCTGCTCACGATAAAAAGTATGGGGCAGTTTCTCGCAAGGGTATGGACGCTAGCCACACGAAATCAGGAATTAGGTATAAGCCATCATCGGTGAATCGAGGTTCCAAGACGGATATGGCTGGGGATAGAAGAGCGAGAGGTGGTCGCTGATAGTGAATAAAAGAATAGGGAGTGCTCACGCATTCCCTATTTTGTTATCCTAACAATCTTAAAACCTATAAACTAAAAAAAACTATGAAAAAAACAATCGTTCTTCTTAATTATGATAAATTCAATTTAACCTTCCTCTTCTGACATCTGTCTTAACTTCTCGGTGAGTGCATTGTGAACCTCACGCTTATCGTCAAGAGTGACGGTCTGTAACTTAGGACAATTAAACTCCAGTATCTTGATAAAGGTTGATACCTTATCCTTAGGCTCGCACTTATACCAAGCTTCCATGAAATCATCCCAAGCCTCTCTGGAAAAATCGGCACAGAGTTCACGAAACTCCTTCTTGATAGGAGATTCATATCCCTTCTGCTTTCCTCCTGTTTTTGCTCGACCTTTCTCGAACTGACCTCTAGAATTTCTTTCTGTTGCCATATTTTTTCTGTCTATTAATGCCGCAAAGGTACTAATTATTATTTATATTCGAGTTTTATCCGTTAATAATTGAATCAGAAGCACGAGTATTAACGGATAAAATATGATTTTCGGCTAGTATTATTAACTTTGCCACATTATTAATAATTAAAATACATATATATGTTAGGAGCGTTAATTGGGGCAGGTCTTGGACTTGCAAGCAGTATCGCTGGTGGTGTAGCTAACCGCAAGGCGAGACGTAAGCAGGAGCAGATGATAGCCCAGCAACAGAAAGAAAATCAGGCATGGTATGATAGAAAGTATAATGAAGACCCTACCAAACGTGCCGATACCGTTCGATTGCTCACTCAAATGCAGGAGCAAATCAAGAACAGAAACAAGGCTGCGAAGGGTAGACAAGCGGTGATGGGTGGTACAGAAGACTCCACTACTGCTGTGAAGGAGGCGAACAACAAGACTCTTGCTGATACCACCTCACAGATTGTAGCTGCAAATGATGCCCGAAAGGATAACATCGAGCAGCAGTATATGAACAGAAAGAACCAGTTACAGAACCAGCAGATGGGTATTGAAGCTGAGAAGGCTGCTGATACTGCCAATGCGGTTGCTGGTGTGGCTGGTACTGCTGCCAATATCGCTGCAACTATTGATAGTGGTGTTGGAGCAAAGAAGGCTCCGAACATGAATGTGACTCAGGAGCAGTTGGATGGTATCGCCAAGAATCCAAATGATGTTCTTGGCTTGAAGGCTAAAACTACTAGGTTGCCATCGCAAGGTGAACTGAATAGCCTTGGAGTGAAATTGCAAGAACAGAAAGTTAAAGCATAGCCTATGAAAGCATCAGATATGTTACGACACAATAATGGCTTGAAGACTACACAGAGTGTTCTCAACAAGCAGCAGAGTGGTGTGGATGCGGCACAGAAGGTGGCACAGACTCAGGCTCCAGTCTTCACCCAGCAGCAACTTGATGCGGCTGGCAAGAAGGTTGACCAGATGAATGCTGCCACTCCTCAGAATGAAACACCTACGATGAAGGCGGCTAGAGAGAAGACTATCGCTACTCAACAAGCCATCGCCAATGGTGTAGATGTGAATCAGGGTGCGCCAAGTGATGAGGAGGATAAACCATCTGTACCTATCGTGAAGAAGGAGGAACCGAAACCTCAGCCCAAGCAGCTATCTTACGCTGATATGTATAAGATGCTGAATCCTGAGCATCAGGAGACGGCTGAGCAGAGGGCTAACAGAGAGAAGAAAGAACGTACCAAGGCTCGTATCGCTGCCTTGGGTGATGGTCTCCGTGCGCTATCCAATATCTACTTCGCTACCAAAGGTGCAAAGGTGGTACACAATCCTGAGTCGGATATGACTAAGGCGGTGAATAAACGCAAGGCATTTATGGATGAGCAGAGGGAAAAGAATCGGGCATCATGGCTGGCTGGGTATCAGAGGGCACTTGCTCTTGATGAGGAAGCGAGAAAGAATAACCTGACTCTAGCTGAGCAGATGAGGTATCACGATATGCAGAACGACCTCAACAAGGTGAAGGCTGAACAAGGGCAGCAGAGAATTGACCAAGGAAACAGAAGACTTGACTTGTCGAAAATGAAGTATGATACTGATGCTGATTACAAAAAGTCTATATTGGCTATCAAGAAGGCTCTGGCTGATGGGCAAATCTCTCATTGGCAAGCACAGGAGGCTATCCAGCGTATCAATGCTGAGACTGGTCGAACCCGTGCCAACAAGTCGGGTAGTAGCAGTTCAAGAAAGGGTTCTTACTCTGGAGAGGTTGATGAGTATATGGATTTGATGGAGAAAGACCCTGAGGGTATGGCTGAGGCTGCAAAGGAAGTAAAGAAAATGGGCTACTCTCCTAAGACGGCAGCAGGAAAGAAGGCTCAGAAGATTGCTTATCAGCGTAAGCATGGTAAGACTAAACAGAACCATACATCATCCAACAATGGTGGAAAGAAGAAGACTGGTGTAAACTGGTAACAGAATTGGTAACAAACAAATATATATATTATGGCAGAAAGACCATTATACACTTTATACAAGAATCTGAAAGCACAGAACTATGATGTGCCTGATGATTACAATAAGTTTGAGAGCGCCCTGACCAGAGAAGGAAAGGGCGGTGCAGATAACAGACACGCTATCTATGAGAACTTGAAGGCTCAGAACTTTGATGTTCCTGATACTTATGAGCGTTTCTATTCTGCACTTTTTGAACCTCGTAGTAAGACTTCATCTAGAGCGAAGGGCGGTAGTGTTCCTTTGAGTGCTGCTGACCGTGCTCGTTTCAATGCTAGAACTGCGGAAATCTTGTCTAGTGCTAATAATGCGGTAAGACAAGCAAAGCGAAACATTCAGACCAAACTGGGGCAAGCAAAGAAGTTTGATGGTGGCAGGGTTACTCAACGTCTAAAGAATCCTTTGCAGAATCAGAATGTACAGAAGAATGAGTTCAACTATAATGCCACAACTGGCAAGACTGGAACCTATACAACATCTGATGGAGTGGAGTTCGATAACGAGTATGATGCTACCCAGTATCAGAATAAGTTGGACGAGCAGGGGCAGCAGTATATCAATGCTGTAAATGCTGGTGAGATACCGTCTGCTTTAGATGTGCGTGACCAGAATGGCAACTACGACTTGCAGGAGAATATTGGTAAGAATGGAACCTATCTCACTGAGGAGGGTGCTCAAAAGCAGTTTGATAAGAAACTGGCTGATGCCTATGCTCGCAAGAAGGAGATAGAAGCTGCTATAGCGGAAGACAATCGTCAGCATGGCAATCCTCTGCTCTCTTATGGTGCTAGTATTGGTTCAAGTAACGGAAGAAATGCTGAGCAGAGTGACTATAGAAATAAGTTGGCAACCTCTCTATCTCTTGTTACTCAGCAGATTGGTGCGCTTGAAGCGGTGAAACAATACCCTACAAGTAGCTGGGGTGAGGATGCCTTGAAGGCTCTTGACAATACTGCCTTTACTGCCAAGACTTGGGATTTCGGTCTGACTGATTTTGCTACCATGGGGCAGATGGAACGTATCAAGACAAAGATGGATAACAACATTCCTCTCTCTGGTTCTGATAAGATGCTCTTGAAGAGTAAACTGGGTGCGGATGCTGCTGCGGCTCTCGAAGATGAGAAGATGGGTAATATCTATCGCTGGACGAAGATTGCAGGGCAGAGTCTCCCATTTATGGCTGACTTCTTCCTGACTGGTGGCTATGGTGGTATTACCAAGGGCATCAGTCGTGGAGCCTTGAAGATTGCTGCTAAGTCTGGAATGGGCAAGGTGAGTGCTGCAATTTTGAAGAACACTGGTATCGTGGCTGGCGATGTAATCGGCTCGTATGCGATGGCTGGAACTGAACAGGCATTGAAGACTGGTGCAGACATCATGCAGCGACATCTAGGTAATCTGTATCAGGATGAGAAGGGCGATTATAAGTTCGGTACATTTGACGAAAACGGAAACCTCCTGCATGAAGGTGGTGAGTCTATGGGTACTGCTCTCTATAAGGGGCTGACCTCTGCCATGGTGGAGAACTACACAGAGAAGTTGTTTGGTCACAACTATGGTATCAAGAAGGGTGCTGTCAACTTCATGGAGAAACATGGTATGAATGCTTCTGCTGAGTTCTTCAAGAATATCGGCAAGAGTGGTTGGTACACCAATTCTAAGAAGTGGATGGAGAAGTTTGGCATCAATGGTTTCGCTGAGGAAGTGATGGAGGAGGAAATTGGTATTCCTCTTCATGCACTGCTGGATGGTGATAGTAAGGTGAGCGACCTTCTTGATGCTAGACAACAACTTGACATTATTGGTGGTATGGCTATCTCTGTTGGTTCTATGTATGCGATGGGTGCTGGCTCCCGACCAGTGAAGGGTGTGTACAATCGTGCTCAGTACTACCGATTCAGACACAAGTTGAACGTGGCTGATAGTGATGCACAGAACCTTATTGGCGATAACTGGGCAGACATCAAGGATAAGATTGACAATGCAACCAACGAGCAGATGGGTAGTGTACTAGCTGGCATTCTCCGTCAGAGAGATACAATGACCAAGGAACAGATTAATGCTGCTGTTAACTATGGTGTGAACCTGATGAAGATGCGTGGCTACAATATTGCCAAGACTTCTGAAATGAATGCAAGGGAGATTACCAATGAGCCTACAACTCCTGAGGAACAGCATCAAACGGATATTGATAACGCTTACTCTGAGGGGCATGATGCTGATGATGCAGACAAACATGATATTCAGATTCAGCAGGAAGACCAGATGAAGACTCTTGCAGCAGCATTGGGTATCTCTGAGCAGCAGCTATCTGTTATGAGTGATGAGGAGTTGGAATCCTTAACTGGAAAGGATGATAAACTTGACCAAGCTATCTATGACTACCAGTTGTCTTCTGCTCGCTACCAAGGTGTGGTTGATGATGCACAAGACAAGGTTGACCTTGCTGCTCATCAGGCAGAACAACGTGTTGATATGTACACAGACCAGAGCCGTGGCTCAGTCCGTAACGCTACCATTAAGGCATCTGGAGGACTGGAAGACTATGGTGTCTATATTATCAGTGGCAATATCGCTACTCATGATGATGGTACTATTGATGTAAGCAATAGTGATGATATGATTCTCTATTATGACCCGACAACGAATAGTGTAGAACACGCTGATGCATTGATGTTCGCTGAACTGGGTGAGGAACTGCCTGCTGATGATGTGAAGGCTCAGGCGGTAGCTGATGCAAAAGAGGTTGCTATCAAAGAAGTGGCTGGCATCATTGACGGAACAGTTGATGTTGGCTCCCAGTTCTTGGTGACTGATGCTGACGGAACGGAACATACTTATGAGGTGCTTGCTGATTATGGTGATGGTACTGCTGCTATTTCTATTGATGGTAATGTGGTAGAGAATCCATATTCGCTTGCCGATTTGCAACAGATGAAAGACTTGGAAGACAAGAAGAGATTGGAAACTGCTAAGGCTCAGCGTGAGCAGATAGAGAAGGAACGTGCTGAGCAGCAGAATCAGGAGACAGAACAGACTCAACCTTCATTTGATTTCAATCAGATTCTTAATGACAATGGAAATGTTGTCATTGTTGATGTGCTGGATAAGGATGGCAATACTAAATATCCTGACTCTAGATTGTTCCTTATTCGTGATACTGGTGCCAAGGCTAAGGTAGTTGAGTTGAAGAGTGATGGCACTATTGTTCCTCATGCTGTGAGCAAGAAGAATGTGAGCATAATTACTTCAATGTCGCTTGATGAGTACAAGCAGGCTATGGCTGAATCCTCAATGATAGAGGATAATAGTGGAGAGAATAGAGGTGAGATAGAGGTGGAGACTCCGACAATAGAGGGCGAGACTGCTGCTCCTGCTGAGGAGACTGCTGCTCCTGAATCTGCTGAGACTCCTGCAACTGAACAGACTCCTGCTGCTCCTTCCATTACTCTTGAAGATGGAACCATCGTGCCTATGCTGGAGGATGGCAATCCTGACTTCACGAAGCTGACTGCCGCACAGACTGCTGAGTTGTATGACTCCCAGTTTGGTGAGGATGCAGATAGTATCGTATCTGGATATGTGTCTGATGCAAAGAAGGCACTCGACAAGGCTAGCAACATGACCGTGAAGGGTAAGACTTTCGTGGAACAGAAGGCTGCAAAGGATGCAAAGGAGAAGGCTATTGCTGATGCTCAGGCGGCTTATGACTCTGCTATCGCTATCCGTGATGCTTACAATGAGCGACAACTTGCCAAGGTGGAAGATACTGCTGAGGGTAGAAAGGAACTCATTGAGAAGGCAAGAAGAAAGTTTGCTCGCTTGAAGAGTGCAGTGAAGAATGATGCTGAGGCTGTAGCACAACTATATAAGGAGACTGTAGGCAGCTTGCTACATCGTCTGTATGATGGCACTGGCATTGACGTGACAGATACGATTCCGCTTACTGCTGAGGAGTATGTGGCTAGTAATCTCGGTGCTCACTCTCTCAACTATGAGGGTACTGAGACAAGCAAAGGTGTTAAGCAAGAGACTGGATTGAGTAGAGAAGACTTTGCCAAGACCCAGTTGCTCGCTGCTGATGGCAAGGGTACTACTATTGACAACCTCGTACATAGCTTGTGGGAGAATCGTCCATCTAACCTTGATTCACTCGACACTCAGAATATTCGCAATGCCTTGCTCAGCATAATCACTAGCGGTTTCAAGGCATCGGAAGCAAGAAATTACATTGAAAATCTCCGTATCGCTCAGGCTGAGAATATCCTTGAAGAGCAGAAGAAGGCGGCTGATAACGCTGCATTCGCTGAGGAGAAGACTGGGGAAGAGAACTCTGATGAGGAGAATGATGAGGAGAATGAGAAGATAAATGAGCAGACAAATGAGAATATAAATGCTCCTGAGGTTCCTGAGGATGCAACGGATGATACTCCTTTAGGCGCACAGCGTGATGAATCAGACCTTCCTTTCTCTGCTAAGGAGAATGGCAAGCAGCAGACAACTGCCGAGCGTGCTGCTGATGTAGAGAAGAATAAGGTGGATGATATGAAGGTCGTTGACAATATCGTGGGTGAAAAGACTCGAAAGGCTTTCGAGAGACTGGCTAAGATGATGGGTGCTGCCATTCAGTGGCAGTACTCTGACAAGTTGGGTAACGGCTGGATTCAGGAGACCAAGGATGCTGATGGCAACGTTCATCGTACCATCTTCATTACTCTTGACTCTTCTATCACGGAAGGTGCTCAGTTTATCTTCGGTCATGAAATGACTCACCAAATCAAGAATCTGAACCCTGCTGCATACAATGAGTTGACTCAGCTTGTGCTTGATACCTATGGCTCTGATGCCTTCGACAAGGCGGTAAATGAGACTATGCAGAGATATTCTGATGCTGGATTCTCTGGACGTAATAGAGATTACTATGCTGAGGAGGTTGTTGCTGATGCGGTAGGTGAAATGATTCGTGACCTCAACTTGGCTCATACTCTCGCTATGAAGATGTCTCATCCTCTACTCGCTGCTATCCATGAGATATTGCAGAAGATTAAGTTGGCATTCTTTGGCACTGAGTATAGCGATGTGACCAAGAACATCATCCGCTCCATTGAACAAGCCTACGTGAAGACTGCCAATGGGGAGGTGACAAACTCCGAGACTGGTGAAGATGTTTCCTTCTCTCTCCGTCAAAAGCCTGAACCTAAGAAGAAGGGCATCGGCTACAAGGTGTTCGTATTGAAGGATGGCAAACGCTATCCACCTATGGTAGCGAACCCTAATGGTGCTGCTACTCCAGTTTGTGTGTGGCTCGATGCTGATGCGGCTCCTATTGCAGGAGAAAGCAAGACTGGAAGACCTCAGGTTAAGCAGGGCGGCAAGGGAACACAAGGCGGTAGCGGTAAGTTAGCCTATAGACCA